ATCTCTGATATGATGTATCTTCGCTCTGCGGTTGAATCTAGCGAAGCAAAGCTTGGGTTCCTGCCGGGAAGCGCCGAAGAAAAGCTTAGTTTTTATAATCTTCCGTTTCTTGATAAAATTTCTGAACTTGTAGAAAACGCAAGTCCCCATAGGCTAATTACCGAAAACAAAATAGAAATGTTTCCGGTCAACTTCGCCAGAGGCTTGAACTGGACTAATAAGTTTGTCATTTTGGACGAAGCGCAGAACTCAACCAAGAGGGAGCTAACCACCGTCCTAACAAGGCTCAGTAAGGGCAGCAAATGCTTTATCTTGGGAGACCCAATGCAGACTGACCTCAGACATGGCACAGGTGGTGCGCTAGAAAAAATGATGCATATATTTGGAGATCAAGAAAGCGTTGACGCTGGAGTAGTCACTTTCGAACTGAATGAAGAAGATATTATGCGAGACCAACTTGTAAAATTCTTGGTCAAAAAGCTCAGAGCTTTTGATTGATTTTATGCTCTAGTATGTCAACTATCTCTTTGGACAGCTTGTTTATGCGAATGTCATTTTCGTCAAAATCTTTTTGCAGCTTTTTGAACGAAAGCTCCATGATTTGTTCGGCAAATTTAATCGCTATCTTTATTTGGTCTTGATTTAGTTTCATTTATAAAATCCAAGTAGCACCTATACGCTTGGGCATAACAAATGCCCCACTGTGCGTTATGTTCTGTTTTTTCATCTCTTGACCTGTGTTTTTGGTTAGACATTGTCATTGCGTGAGCGTATTCATGAATGATTGTGTCTATTTTTTGGTAATACGTAGAGCCTTTATTTATTACAATTATAAAGTGGGAGCCTTTGTCATAACAGTATCCAAAGCAATCCTTCATCCCTCTTTGTATTAGTTTTACCGGCTTACGCAAAGGAATCGCCTCGTTTAAAAGATTTTTAAAATTCTTGATTCTTATATTTGCGTTGCTGGTCATATCTATATTTACAGTTTTTTTTTGTAAAAATCTTATTTTTTTATTACTATAAGATAGTGTAGTACGCTCTTATTGTGTTAAATCCCAAAGAAAATAGCAACAAAGAAGAATTCGAGAAGAACATACACTTTATAAATGAAGAAATTTTAAAAAGAAAGTCCAAGTGGAGCCTAACAGCTGTTAATTGGATGGACTTTGACGACGTATCCAATATTATAAGGGCGCACATATACAATAAGTGGCACTTATACAAGCCAGAAAAGCCTCTCGGACCTTGGTTAAATACTATTATTTCGAATCAAATAAAAAACCTAATTCGAAATAACTATACCAATTACGCCAAACCATGTGTTAGGTGTGCTGCGGCAGAAAGTGACACAGGGTGCGATATATACGAAGTTCAAGGAGAAGATTGTCCCCTGTACAAAGAGTGGACAAAAACGAAAAAAAATGCCTACGATATAAAACTTGCTCCCCCTATAAGCTCTTACCAAGATATAAAGGCTCAAGAAAGTCAGTACTTTGATTATGAAACCAACATTCAAGCCTTCAATAAAAAGATTAAAGAAGTGCTAAAGCCTTACGAATATAAAATATATCACTTATTGTTTATGGAAAATAAAACAGAATTGGAAGTAGCCAAAGAGATGGGGTATGGGACAAACGAGCAAGGCAGAAGTCCCGGCTACAAACAGATAAAGAATGTACAAAAAAAGATAATTGCAAAAGCTAAAAAGCTTTTGGAGAAGGGAGAAATAGATATCTATGGCTAAAGATCTTACGACAGAACAAAAACAGGCGGTAATCAATTTTTGGAATGATAACCCTTCTCCACCGCCCGACTTGCAAGATTTGATCAATGCAGCTTTCCCCGGTCAAGACATTGACGGAAGAACCAAGCAGGGGAGATTGATAAGAAAATTTTTAGCTTCTAGAAAGCTAAAGGCTCAGTCGAAAAACGAGTACAAGCCCAGAGTTTACAAACTGTCTGAAAACGACAAAGAGTTTATCTCCAATAGTTATACGACCATGACTGGGCATGAAATTGCCAAGACTTTATTTGGTGGAGACACTTCTCACAGAGACAGAAAGACTTTAGCGGTAGTAAATGAAATCAAAGAAGTCACAGACCGCAACCCAAACGAACAGGTTTTTCAAGACCCTAATGAGATCAATACAAACGAGTACAGGCCACCCAAGTCTGCCGAAAGATCGTTTGTAAGAATCAAAAAGTACGTAAACGAACCTTTCGGTGGAAAACAAGAGCTGGGGCCAAAAGAGAAAAAGTGTTTGACTACTCTTATCAATTATCTTAGTACCTTTAGATTTTCTCATCAAATTAATGGGTACGAAACCGTGACTGACAAGAACTTGTTTGAATCGTCTTTCGTAAGATACACTTATGACAAGCCAGACTTGACACAAGAGGAGGTTGACCAGTATATCGTATTATCCCAAGAGGTCGTAATTTCGGCTAAAATTCTAAGAAGGGTAGAGCGTCTTCAAGTTCACCTTGATCGTCAAGCGGACGAAAGCGAAGAAGGTGCTAGAATTTCTATGAGTTTGGTTCAGTCAATCAATACCGCCCAAACAGAATACAATCAATGTGTCAATCGTCAGCAAAGGCTTTTAAGTGATCTAAAAGAAAAGAGAAGTGATCGCTTAAAAAAGCTTGTGAACGAAAATGCAAGTATTTTAAATTTGGTTGAACTTTGGAAAGCACAAGAAAGCAGAGAGAAACTGGTTAAACTAGCAAAGCTACAAAAGGAAAATATTCAAAATGAAGTTGGAAGACTCAGTTCAATTGACGAAGTCAAAGTCCGCATCCTCGGCCTCACAGAAGAAGAAGCCCTCAATGGATAGTGTAAAGTGTAAAGTTTGCCAAAAAGAGTTTGCATCTGTAAAAAGTCTTCATGGTCATCTCAAGGCTCATCAGTTGCGGCAAGCTCAATATTATCAAAAGTATTGCGCCAAGTATGACAAATTTACAGGCGAAATTATCAAGTTCAAAAATAAGGATCAGTACTTTGATACTGACTTTAATTCAAGAGTAAGTTTAAAGGGCTGGCTCGAAAAAGTTCCTGACAAAGAGGCTCTAGCTTACTGTGAAAAATTTTTAAAAGAAAGAAAAGAAAGAAAGAAATTAATTTATGCGCCAAGTCAAATCGAGCTTCGTAGCTTGATGTTTCCTCCGCTGCACTATTTTAAAACCAAGAAGTTCAGTTATTTGAAAATTTGTTCTTCTATGGGTTTGGAGAAAAAGTATTCTTACAAAACTAAAATTGAACCCGAAAAACTTCAAGACGATCATTGTATTTACGTAGACACAAGAGAACAAAAGCCTCTTTCGTTTGACATAGGCGTAGAAGTCAAGAAGTTAGACTTTGGCGATTATACTTTGAATGATCAGTCTATTTGCGGCAAGGTGCATGTAGAAAGAAAAAATCTAATCGACTTTATCGGGACAATGTCTGGCGGGTTTGAAAGATTTCAAAGAGAGGTTGAAAGGGCGGCTGTTGAGGGGGCTTATATAGCCGTGGTTGTGGAGTCTAGTTATGGGTCAGCGACAAACTTTAATAAACTTCCGGTAATTAGAAACAAAGTGAGGGCCACTCCTGAGTTTATCTTTCACAGGGTCAGGGATTTGTTACAGTCTTACAAAAACGTTCAGTTTCTGTTTGTGAAAAATAGATCTGAAAGCTCCAAGATTATACAAAAATTACTTTCATCAAAAGGTTCATGTAGAGATGCAGATTTGCAATTTTTATATGACACAGGCTGTTTATAATGTGGTACGCACCCGAAAAATATAAAAAAGAAGTTCTAGATTATAATCAAGAGGTTCTCTCTATGAAGGGAGAGTTAGAAGATAAAGAAGCTAAAATTACTCTTGCGAAATTTCTAAGAAACAACTTGAGCTTCACGGTCGAGCTTTTGACTGGAATCAAATTAGCTCCTTTTCAGGAGGTTCTTCTCAAGGGAATGCTGAACAGAAACTTCAGCATGTTGGTTCTTGGTCGTGGCGGCGGCAAGACATTCATTTCTGCTGTTTACTGTATTCTTCAGTGTATATTTGAACCGGGAACCAAGATCCTAGTTGCTGGTCCGACTTTTCGTACTGCGCGATTTATCTTCAACAATATTGAAAAAATTTGTGAAGGCAAGGGTGCTGAATTACTGAACCAAG